CGTACGGGTCAAAAGCCAAATTGAGTAGGGAGGAGTCGAACCTCCCCTAGATCACCTATTTGATTACTCTTGTGTAAGCAACGCCACGATATACGAAAGTAACTTTCATTGCTATCTCCATATACCTAAGCCCCGTTCCATGCTTAGGAGTCATGCGTCCCCGAGGGGATGAACGGACGTAGCTAAGGACTTACATGTAAATTAAAGGATATCGAAATCCTTTCTTCATCTGAATTATTTTCTAGAACTTGATGCCTAAGATGTGCAGGAAAGATAAGTAATAATCCATCTTTTGGTTGTACATAGATCGCTTTATGTTGAGCGTTTCTTTGTACGAACCCCTCATTGTATGAGGATAGTTCATCAAAAGCTTTGAAGCTAAATGGATTTTCAAATACAATTACACCAGAATCTTTTGGGCAACGGACATAATACACCCCAGATAAATGTGCCTGTGGATGATCATGCTCTACGTTGTACGCACCTTTGCCGTTAATATTTATCCAGTAATTGTATATGCTTATTTTTCCTTTAATAACTGTACTTAGTGAATGTTCAAATAATTCATATAGTTTCTCATTTATATCACCGCCTTCAAAAGAATGAGATTGCCATCCCTTCCTATTACTAGCAAGATTACTTTCGGGATTACCTTCACGTAATTTTAAACAATAGGATTTAATATTCTCATCAGGTTCGGTGTCCACAATATGGACCATACAAGGGAACCAACATTCAGCATGATACTTGATCATTAGTATGAGGGTTCTCCTTCTGGTTCTTTATATTCTGGTTCTTCTTTGAAGTCTTCTGGTTGCTTCTTTTCTGGTTCTGGCTCAAAGGAAACTCTATGAGCCTTCATCTTACTACTTTGGTGTGGCATGTTATTCCAATGTCGAATGACCCCAGAACATATAAATAGGTTGGTTAATAAAGTTAAATAAACTAAAATTTTTTCAACCAATTTCTGGGGCGGTGAGGGCAATTTGTTCGGATCTAACATTTGCTAAATCGAGTGGGAAGTTGTGAGCGTTACGCTCGTGCATAACTTCAAAACCAAGGTTGGCTCTGTTTACAATGTCAGCCCATGTAGGGATAACTTTTCCATTAACGTCTACAACAGACTGGTTAAAGTTAAATCCATTAAGGTTGAATGCCATTGTGCAGATACCCATGGATGTTAGCCATATGCCAACAACCGGCCAAGTACCAAGAAAGAAATGTAGAGCACGAGAATTATTGAAAGATGCATACTGAAAAATCAATCTACCGAAATAGCCATGAGCTGCAACGATGTTATATGTCTCTTCGTCTTGACCAAATTTATAGCCATAGTTCTGTGATACCTCGTCCGTTGTCTCTTTAACAATCGAGGAAGTAACAAGACTTCCGTGCATAGCAGCGAACAAAGCTCCACCGAATACCCCAGCAACACCGAGCATGTGGAACGGATGCATAAGGATATTGTGTTCTGCTTGGAATACGAACATGAAGTTAAAAGTACCAGAAATACCAAGAGGCATACCATCACTGAAACTCCCTTGTCCGAAAGGGTATACAAGAAAAACCGCTAGAGCTGCTGACAATGGAGCTGTGTATGCCACAAAGATCCAAGGTCTCATACCTAGTCGGTAAGATAGTTCCCACTGTCTACCAGCGTATGCTGCTACTCCTATTAAGAAGTGGAAGACAATAAGTTGATATGGTCCGCCGTTGTATAACCACTCATCTAAAGAGCCGGCTTCCCAGATCGGGTAAAAGTGCAGTCCTATTGCATTGGAGCTTGGAACTACTGCTCCAGATATAATATTGTTCCCGTACATTAACGAGCCGGAAACTGGCTCACGTATGCCATCTATATCTACAGGCGGTGCTGCGATGAAGGCGAGTATAAAACATGTTGTTGCAGTGAGTAAGCAAGGGATCATAAGCACACCGAACCATCCCACATAGAGACGGTTGTTGGTGCTTGTTACCCATTCGCAAAACTTCTGCCAGTTACTAGATGCTTCTCTTGTTACTGAGATTGCTGCCATTAGAATAATCCTGGAATTATTTGGCCAGTTGTTGCGTAAGCTCCTAGAGCTGCAACGATACCGAGCATTGCTGCCCAGCCATTAAATCTTTCTGCTTCTGGTGTCATTAGTTTTTGTTTTGGAATAAGTTGTATGGGTGGTTCGTAAGGATATTCGTTATAAAGTAAATTGTCTAAGTCTCTGGTCTTCACGGTCCGACCATTAACTGTACGCATCTACCTGTCTTGGGGTCCCTAGCGAATCCACTAGGGCATGGACGTAAGTGTTTAGTCTTTTTCCCCAAGGAAGAATTTTTCTTTCTCATTTTTTCTTTTTTTTCTTCTTTTTTTTAAGAATTTTTAATTTTTCTAGAAGTCCTTCTGCTTTAGATCTGTCTATTTTTTTAGCAGCTCCAGCATCTTCATACATTTCTCTTCTAGCTTTTAATTTTTCTGCTAAGTTCATTAGAAATCTAAATCTGATCTGTCTAATTTTGCTATGACATCATCCCTGTATGCAGGGTCAGCCTCATAACGTGGGTCTCCAATAGCAGCTACTAATTCAGCTTGACTACGGAAAGTATCTCCTCCAGATCTAGCTGGCTTACCTTGTAAGGTTGTGCCTTCAAATCCATTGGCATCGGAGTATTGAGATTTCAAACCAGCTATTGCCAACTTGATCATCTCTACATTTCCTGTTTGTACAACACCATCGAATGCTTCGATCTGTGATCTACCTAAGTTTTGACCAGCCCATGAAACTATCTCGTTGTATTGTTTCTCTCCACCTACATAGTTTTGTACTTGGTTAACTTGTGCGTCAGTCATCTCTACACTTTGAGGCTGTTGAGCTGGAGCATTTTTTAATGACTCGACATACGCATTAACTAAATCCTTACTACTCATAGATGAAAACTTCTCAATAGTTTCATCAGACAAAGTATTGTCATTGGCATAGTACTCAGCAGATGCATCAGATATTAATGCCATCGCTGGATTGTCTGTAGCTTCTGGTTCTTCTACTTCTTGGGTTTCGTCCCCTTGCCCTTCTTCTTGTACGGCATCGTTATCTCCTAGTTTCTTTTGTAATTCGAGGTAAGCATTTTCTAAGTCTTTTGTATCTTTATACTTACCAGCTAGAAGCCCTTCATGTTCTGCTTCTAATTGCTCACCAACCTTCAGAGAGTCCTGTTCCTCTGGGGTAAGGACTTCTGTTTCTGGTTGGGCATCTGTAATGGTAATTGTTTGTTCGTCTGCCATTTATTCTTCTGGTGGTGGTGCCTGTTGTTCGCCAGCTATTTGTTGTTGCATCTCAGCAGCAAGCTGTGGATTCTTCTGTGGGTCCATCATCGGAGTACCAGCTAATTGTCCAGCTTGATCTACTAGAGATTTCTGAGTAGCTTGCTGTTGTGCTTGTTGCATCTCTTGAGCCATCTGCTCTTGAGTCTTAACAAGGTTCAAGATATCAATACCTTGAGCAGCAGCTAACCTCTTGATTGCTTCTAGTGGCTGTACATATTTCATCAAAGCTTCTGGTCCAAGGGTCTGTGCAATAGTCCCTATGAACTGGGTCAATGATTCTCTATCTTGTCCTCTACCCAAAGCATTAATACCAGCTACGATTGTAGGTCTGACTATATCTTTAGGTAACTTAGGTATCTGATTACTTCTTTGTAGTACTAATAAAATTCTACTTAAATATGGTTTCAATAGGTCATCCGTTAACAAGCTGAAGATTCCTCCAAGCTGTTGTTCTAGTTCTAACTGAGTAAGGCGTACCTCCTCTGCTGTAACTCTTTCGGCATTTCTTATATTCATAACTAAGAATGCTTCTTTCAATCTTCTTTCGATAGAGACAGTCATTCTTTCTGCTGTTGCAAAATCTGCTGTCTTGCCTACTTGGACGACCTGTACGTCTTCTGCCCTTCCTTGCACGATTGCTCCGGAACCAGCCTTTGCAATTGTTTGAGGTTTCGTGGTTGAAGATGGACTGACGAGAAAGATTACTTTAGCTGCGGCTGCACTGCCTTCGACTAAAGCTTGGGATAAACCTTCTAAAGTTTTAAGGTCCCCAAGAAACTCTTCTACTCTGCCACGACCGTAGTCTTCTCCGTCCACAGTATTGAAGCGTAAAACGAGCCAGGGACTGGCGTCTTTAGGTGCAGTGCTACGGCTTTTAGGTAGTACTTTATTGAATACTTCCTGATGCCATTGCCACCTACCGTCAACTAATTTGACATAGGTGTAGACCTCGACGTCATCCTTATCGCTGTTCTGTGTTTCATCAACAACTGTGTTGGGAACTTCTTCTGGGATATCAAACTCTAATACCTTTCTACTAATTAATTCTTTAGTGACTATTTCTAAAACGTTACCGTTACCATCTCGGTTAACGACATACCTTGAAAGGGGAAATGTTTTTAGACCATCTTTACCCATAAAGATTAATGCATTGCCACTAACAATTAAATGTTTAAGTGCTTGATGAACAGTCACCCTGTCACTTGATGCAGCAATGTAGTCCATGATCATCTTCTCAATCTTAGAGAAGGACAAATCAAGTTCTCCTTTTACTTGTGGGTTATTAAATTCTTCGCCTAATTTATCTTCTCTTACTTGGAGTTTGAAGAAGCTTGTCTGCGGAGGTAGGACTGCGAGCATAAGCTTCGCAGCCAAAGTCACAGTGCAGGAAGCTCCTACTGATTGCCAAGGTACCTTTAAGGATTCGTGGTTTGGTTTTGAATTTGTGTCGTCTTGTATAAGGTAAGGCAACGTGAGTTCGGAACACTCAATAGCTTTATCTAAGAACTGTCTTCGATCTCTGCTTAATTGATTGTACCTTTCACGTGCTGTTGTCTTCAATTATTTATTCCTCCGCCCTGCCCTTGGTTGGCAGTGTTATTAGTCTGTGGTTGTAAAGGTATCATTAGCTGACTTGAACCAGTTGCGTTTTCGCCCTGTGCTCTCTTGTTACTAGCTTGTTGTACCTGTGGGTTTACTTCCTTCTCAACTGGCTCCGGTGTTGGTATTGGAGCTGGAGGAGCAGGAGGTACTGGTGGGGGTGGTGGTAATGGAGCTGGTGGTGGTGGTGCTGGGTTGCCCCCTCCAAAAATACACATTAGATTTCTTCCTCCATGATGGATCTTATATATTCAATGACGCTGGCCTGTCCAGCTCGGTACATTATTGTCTGTACATCTTCTTTAGGATGGATCGGCTTCCATCCAAAATTTTCCTCAAGTTTATTTATAAGCTTGTCTAACCTATCGTTATGTAGCCTAAGCGTATTGAGGGAGATTTCGGTTGTCATGCTCAAAGAACGCCGGCATTCTGCCAGCCTTAGTTTCGTTTAATTGTGGTGCTTTGCCTTCATACATAAGGCGGTCGCTTGCATCGAGCCAAAATTTTTTGCTCAAATATTTATCCTCATTGTGCATAGCCAGTGGCTGCATGATCCAATTGATCGTAGCCTTCCTTAGTTTGTCTAGAGATGGACTAGGTGTTAGCCCTAACTCTAGTGATACCAGGGAGTTTGTTGCCACATGGACTTGTTCGTCACGGGAGATGTCTGCCGAAACAGTCATCAATCCAGAGTCTCCATTGAATCTGAAGAATGGTAAGAGAACAAAGAATATAGCTCGCTCTATAACAAGAGCTTTTAATATTGTGTGATCAGCATGTTGCATCCAAGCATCTCTTAGGCGTAGTGCCTCAGCTTCAGCTTGATCATTTACGCCGTGGGCGTTGGTGATGTATCCGAGTGCGAGGTCATGCTTGATCTCATCTTTCACGTTTGATTCCAGAAGTTCTCTAGCCTTCTCAGGAATTTCATCGAGTGCTTCTGATATGAAGTCGCCAACTGGTAGTTCCATGTGGCGTACTGCAAGAGCACGGTAGATGGTTTCTTCTGCTCCATCTTTAAATTTTCCTTTGGTGGTTTGGACCGGTGTCCAAGTTCTTTTTCTTTTTAATAATTTTTCGTAAGGGTTCATTGTTGACAGTCACAACTCATTTCGTCTGGTTTGTTGCTCATTATGTCTGCCAAGTAACTTTCTATCTCTGACTCATCCAGTGCTGCGTAAGCATCTGACTTATCTTGCGTATCTGAAATAACTTGAAGTGCATAATAAAGAGAAGTCTGTGGTGATTTCATCCACTCTTCTATAAATGCCTCATCGTAAGTCACCATGTCGCTCCAAGAATTGAAGCTATAGCCATGAAGCAAGCCTGTTTTATCTAGCATCAACATGATGTTGTCAGCTACTTTTTTGTATGCATCCCAGCCTACTTCGCTGGCAATTTCTACGTCTCCGTATTCGTATCTGGTAACGCCAAACTCTCCTGAGTCTCGGTCGACTACACGACTGATGGGTGGGGCAATTTCTGGTGTAGAAGTGAACCCTTCTAGATCCTTACTTCTATATGAACATGATGCAGTAGGAGCTATGGCAAATGCTCTTACCATATTATTTTTTCTGGCTATGTTCGCTGCATCTTCAATTGCAAAAGATAATTCTCTTGCTGCATAGCCGGCTGGTGAAAACTCAAACGGGACGCCTGAGTTTATTTTTTCTAGTTCGTTTCCGAATTGTTTGTAGGTGATGTGGTTTTGTCTGAGGAAGTTGGCCAAGCCAAGCATTCCGAACCCGACTTGCCTATCGATACTCGAGGGTAAGTATTCTCCAGACCCTCCAACACCTGTTCTGCCATGAAGATCGCACAGCTCGGACATACCTTTAGAGAAAGTTTGTCTGAGGTCGCGCACACTACAGGCACCGAGATTGGCATGCTG